TGTTTCTACTTTTTTAGTTAAATCTTCTACTTGCTTTGTTAAATCCGTATTAGTTGCAACTTGCTCATCATACAATGGTTTTGGAACTAATTCTTTATTTGGTACAGGTATAGATGGTTTTAATTCTTTAACTTCAACATCAATTGCTTTTAATAATTCTACATTATCAATTTTTGTTTTGGTTAATGGGTTAAATACTAAAGATGATGCTACATTTTGCTCATCAACGATTGTAACTCCATATTCATTTTTTGAAACAGCAGCGGAACCTGATATCCTTAAAATCGATTCTAAATCTTCTTTACGTTTATCAGCTAACTTTTGTGCAATTGTTTCTAAAGGTGTTAATGCCATTATTCTACTATTTCAAATATTAATTTATTATCAATTAGTGTTGTTATTCCACCTTCGACTATTTTTAGTTTTATTTCATACATCCTATTAGCCGGTAATGTATTTAAGTTCATATTAAAATAATTAGAAGTACTATCACAACTAATTTTAGTATATGTTCCAAATGGATATATTACTTCGCCAGTAACATAATCTTCCAATTGATAATAAGTAGTAGTTGGTAAGTATTTATTTTGGTCTAATTCATATATTGTTCCAAATGATTTTAATGGAAACATATCTCTACCCTTAACTCTTAATTTAATTAAACTATCTTTTTGGTAGTTTGTTTTTAAATTAGTAAATACTACCTTATAACCTTCTTCTGCCGAACCGGTTACAGGTGCTAAACTTCCTGTTGCTGTTGTTGAATCATTCCAAACTATTTCTAATTTAGGTTCATATATTGTATTTGTTTCTTTTGAAAAGAATTTAAGAACACCATAATCATTTGAGTCAATTGATGCTGATGTGTGGTGATGTAATATAAAACCATTATTTGGTAAAGAACCACTAACCCACAAATTTATAATACTCGTAACATCCATTCTAATATCATCTGGCTCATTACTAAATGATTGGGAGGCCATAGATGCCGTATACCAAGTACCACCACCACCATTTGAAATTGAACCCGTATCAGAACCACTTACATATGAATTTGGTATTGCAACATAATCCATCCATTTATCAGTTCCATTTTTATAATACCAACTAACTCCATTTGATGTTATGTTATCAAATTTTGTACCAGTTCCCATGTTCCAACTTTGAGAAACTGCGTTCGCATATATTGTATATTCTAATGGAATTTCTTCTGAGTTTGCTGATTTAATATTTAAATAAGCTTTCCATCCACTGCCTGTCTCTAACGTAGAAACATCAAACTTTATTAAACTTCTAGCTACATCAATAGTAGAACCATAGTAAAGTTTACCAACTTCCAATAGTTCATCCCTACCGGTATTTTGCTCTGGTTGTTGAAGATATATACTTGCGTCAAATGATGATGTATAAAATTTATGCATTATAAAGCCCTCCCTTTTATGTCTTTGTTAGGATATTTTACTTCGAAGATACAAGGGTCTAAGGAAGGGTAGACAATCTTTCCTTTGGTTGCTTGCTCTATATTATATTTGTTTGGAGAATAATTACCATCACCACCACATAGATTTGAAATCTTTACAGATGGTACACTCATTACTCCTTCTACGTTTGCTAATATTAATTCTATTTCCGAAATGTTTATTGGTTTGTTAAATGTCCAATTATCTATATCAAAATAGTTTTGCATTTCTAATAAACATTTACTTAACACTTCCCTTTTGTTATAATTTGAATAACAAATTATTTCAAAATCAACTGCAATGTTTACAATGAATCCATCAATCATATTGACTGCATCGGTAATCATTCTATATTCACCTAAATAGGTTTTAAGATTTTGTTTTACTGCTGGATTTAGTTGAGTTAATTTTTTATTACCATCATATCCAAGCATATACATATTGATAGCAAATGGATTATTTACTTCAGATACATTTGATTTTTTCTGAGAAAGGTATTTAACCAATTCCTTTTGAATATCTGCTTTTGATTTATCTTTCATACCATCTACTAATCCAACAAATTCTGCTATATTATTAGGACTTGCTAAAATAGATGATGGGGAATTGTTATCAATCTCACCATCGGGTGAAACATATACCTTTGCAACACTACCATATCTTTCTGGCATACTCAATGCTCTTACAATATAATCTTGTCTAGTTACTGCTCTATTTTGAGAACCAAATGTTGCTAATGCATTTTGTCTAATTTCTTCTATCGTTTCAGCTCCTCTACCACCAACAGCTGGTTCTTCATTTGTAACCGCTATTGATTTTTTCATTGTTTCGTATAAAGATATATTATTTACAGATAATAAATCTTCTTCAAATTCAATTCTAGTAATTGTGGTTAAATCGCCGGTGTTTATATTCGATGAGATTCCACCACCCGTTAAATATTTTACATTCAATGATTTACCAGCTGGTGATATACCAAATGTATTTGTTTTTAAAAAGTTAGAGGGGTCAATACTCTGATTTAATCTTTGTACCGAATTAGCCAGACCAAGTCCTACATTTTTAGTGTTTGGTAAAATAGTTTCATCTGACATATTAACATCGCCATTTCCAAATTGTAAATTCATTGTATTATCTGAATTCACTTTTACCGAAAATCTTCTTGGTACTTTTTGTACTTCTAAGATATATGGTACATCATTTGAATATGAATTTAAATCACTATTAGTTTCCGTATTTGAATTTTCTACAAATATTGTTTCTTGTGCCAAATATGGTACTTCATAGTATTTGTTAGAAGCTTCTGTTACCGATACGATTTGTATGATATCGGTATTGGTTATATTAACATATGGGTAATCGCCATCTGGTACTATTAAGTTGGTTTCTGTTTCTTTTGCAGATATTGCTTTTACTTTTTTAGTTATTAAGTAAAATGTTGGAGCTCCTGTTACTTCATCTCTATTATGTACATCAATCTCTCTACTACCAGAATTTGCAAAATCAACTGCATCTATTGTTCTAAATGTAACATTTGAATTTGTAGTGGATGATATCTCCATACCATCTTTTATTTTTATATAATAATGTTCATCTGGTTCATATCCACTACCACCTGCTATTGTTTTTGATGGTACTAATTGGTAAACAGTCATAGTGGTAACCGCTGGTGATGTTACCTTTGGTTTATATCCCATCGCTTGTGCTAATGCTACTACGTTTTTACGTTCAGTAGCATGTGATAACATTGATTCTTTTAATTGGGTATCCTGATAAAATGAAAGTACATCTCCGATATATGATGCCATTTCAATAAACACCATACCAGGCGAAGCTTCATTGAAATCCGAATATGTGTTTGGAAAATATGTTTTAGCATATTGGATTAGATTATCCCTTAAAGAATCAAAATCCTTACCAACATAATTTATATTCTTAGAATTTCCCCAAGATTTTTTTATACTTTTTACTGCCATTATTAGTTATTTACATTTATTGTTACCGACTCGGATAAATTTCTATTAGATTTTAATGAAAAATTAATTTCTACTCCGAATTTATTTGCATCTTTATATTCATCGTTGTAATCTACAATGATTTCATTTATTTCTAAATAAGGTAACCAAATATTAACTGCCTCACTAATTACACGTTCTACTTCATAATCAATTTCACCATCTATAATTTGTTCAAAAAGTACTTTCCAAATATCACATCCAAATTCGGGTTGAGCTACTCTCTCTCCTTTTTTTGTTAAAATCAAATTAGTTAAGTTAGATTTTGCTTGTGTTAATGTTGTAAAATTTGTAGCAAACACACCACCTGTATTGGAAGTTTCGTTTATACCAATACCCAATACTTTATAGTCGTTTACTGCTAAATCCGTTACATTAACTTTACCTAACTCTATTGCCATTATTAAAATCTTTTAACTAATTCTGAGTAATTTCTTGTCAATGCTTTTATAGTAGCATCTTGTAATCCATCCCCCGTAGATTCGAAATTTGGAGTACCTGCTGGTACGTTTACATCTCTATAATCTAATGTTTCCCATTCATCTGCATCAACTCTTAATTCTGGCTTAATCATATCCAATACACTACTTACCGATTGAGCACCTTCTTTACGTTGTTCTGATGTAAATGGTTGAGTCATATTAAGAATCTCATTTATCATTGGGTCTTTTGTAAATTCCTTTTTGATTTGAGGTCTTTGTTGTGTTGGTGCTATTGTTTGTTTTTTAATTGGAACACTTGTTTCCGTTAATTCTGCTAACGATGATGTTGCGTTTTTTTGTGTGTTTAATGTAACCGCACCAGATTTAATTAATTTAATTAATTCTTCTTTAACTTGCGTTTTTACTTCATTCTTAACCACTTCCTTAATTAGTGATACTAAAATGTCTGATTTCATAAAATTATTGTTCTGTTTGTTAATAAATATTGAAAGATAAAATTAATACAATGACTATCCCATTATAGTATAGCCCGACCAATTTAATACCGCCGGAGCGGGTGGAGCAGGTGGTGGGTATTGTGACATTACTGCCAATGTACCACCCGCTCCCATTAAATGTAATTTAGCTACATTTACAAATGGATTAATTAACATATTTGTTCCAAAACTAAATACAATGGTTGGTGGAATAAAATGTATATTTGGTATTTTTGGTATTTTATCTTTAATTAAATCATATGCCATGGCCAATAGTTCTTCTTTTGTTGGCGTTGCATCATCTATCATTTTTTGTAATTCTTCTTTGGTAGGTATTGTTGGTATACTAATACCCGGTAGTTGTATATCCGGCACTACTCCATCTATTGTATCTTTTACAAATTTCTTTATTTCCTCTTTAGTTGGTTTTGGTGATGGGATACTATTGGCCAATTCTACTGCCGTACTAACTGCTGCTATTATGGGTGCCAATATCGTTGCTTCAATTGGTATTATTAATTGTTTCTTTAATTCTTCAACTGCTACTTCAATTAATTTATTTTTAGCTTTTTCAATTATCTCTTTCTTTTTAGGTAGTTCTGGAAATGGAAATTTAATAGATTTTTTTATTTGTGCACCAATCGATGGTTTCTTCTTTTTAGCTTGTTTAACTTTTTGAATAATTGTTTTTCCAGCTTTAATTGCAGGATGTTGAGCTATCTTTATATCAACAGGTTCTTTTTTTAATATTTTTTGAACAGTTTCATAAACATTTACAGCTCCGATTGGTGGTATATCAATAGTTTGTTCTTTTAATTTATCTTCAATTACTTTTAAAGCTTCTACTTCAGCTTTATGGAGTGCTGCTGAAATTGCCATTGGGATTGGATTTGGTCCTATGTTCATAATAGTTCCGGGTGCAGGTGGAGTTGAAGGCCAGCCTCCTGGTTTTAATAGGGGGTTTGGTATTGGTGCCATTTCAGCACCTAACCAATATGCATCAAATGCTGCTGGGTATATTTCTGCTAAAAAATTGAAATTCTCATCTCCATTATCTTGTCCTTTTTTAAGTGCGGTTTTAATAGCATCTATCATACCTTGAACATTTCCATTCATAACAGGTACACCATATAACATATCTCCACCTCTTTGTATACAACTATGATATTCATTTGCGTAGAATTCAGCAAATGCATCCATATCTTTTCCAAATTGAAAAGACACCATAGATTTTAAAACATTAACTTTAAATAGTGTCCAAGACATTATGATTTACTTAAAAAGTTTTTAGCTGATAATAAGGTTTTTAATTTACCTTTGATTGACATAAATGCCGCTACGTTTGTTGGACCGGGTGCCGTTGGTCCTACTGGGGTTGCATAAACTTGCTTTGTTATTTCATCTATTAACTCACCCATTATTTTTACCAATTCACCACCTAATACCATTTTTTGTACGGCTGCTCCAGCATCTCCTTCACCTTTATCTTTACCCAAATAAATTTTACCACCACTATCCGAATTAAGAAATATCTTATTATTTCCTTTGGAGTGTAATATTATATTTTTATTGGTGTGCACATATACATCCTTTTCAGCATCTACGGTAAATGTACCATCGGTAATAATACCGGTATTACTTTTACCAAAGATAATAAATTCTTTTGCTTTAGCTGATAATATGATTCTATCCGAATTAACAAATAATTGGTCACCTGTTAATTTATCAGATGTAGGATATTCTTTAAAAGCTTCTTTTGTTTTTTTAATAGTTTCTTTGAATGGAACTTTTACTTTACCTGATGTTAAATAGATTGACGTACCATCTTCGTTAATATCCTCTTCTACTAATTCTCCAATTAGTTTTTCATCTAATTTTGGATTTTGTTTATTTCGTATGAATATAGATGGAGATGGTGTCTTGTCATCTTCGGTTAAAAATAATTCACTAAAACGAATTGTATTACCAACTCTACCTTGTAGTATTGTATCTCCTACTTTTGGTTTTAAAAATTTAATCTTTTCGTTTACTTTATATTTTGATTTTTCCGAATCTTGTTTTGCTTTAGTTTGATTGGGTGTGCCAGTATCTTTACTTTCTTTATAATCTTTTGAATTAGAACTACCATCTGATGGTTTTATATTTCTACCCTTACTAGCCATAGAGGTTTTATAATCCTCTCTATAATTTGGATATTGTGTATTTGTATATGGTAACCAAAAGCATTCAGTTCCACTTATTATTATAAGAACTGTTTCGCCAATAATTGGATAAGTTACATTATTTTTATCAAATGGAAATGCATAGTTTTCTTTTAAAATTGGAGTAGCTCTTTGGAATTCAATAGCGCCTAAAAATCTTACATCCTTTTTATCAAATTTTTTATTATCGTTATAAAAGGTTACAAAATCATTATCTATTTTTAATTCTAAAAAATCTTCTGATTTTAGGAATACTTTTGATACAGTTGCTAAAAATGCTTCCATTATAATTTAGTTTTAATTTCTTCAATTTCTATTTCTAAATCACCCATCTTTTCTTTTGTTTTTTCTTCAACTGCATTTATAGTATCTTCCATATCTTGTAGTAATTGTGCTTTTTCACTCTCACTCAACCAACCATCTTCTCCGATGCCTTTAGCTTCTGCAGCTGCTAATCGTTGTCCGATTGTTGCAAGTTTAATTAAGTGGTCATCGTTTTTAACGGATACCTCTATTAAATCTTTTATAATAGGAGCAATAACAGTAGCTTCTCCTACGTTACGGATAAGTTTTCTTAATGATTCAATTAACTCCGAAATGTTTTTTTTCTTTGTTTGTTGATTATCGTATATATCCTTAAATAATGATGATAAGTTTTTACCATCAAATAATTGAAATTCGTTTGCCATATTGTGTATTTATATACTAATAATTATTTACTTATTAAAAACTTCCCCAAAACTAAGTAATTCATATCACAATTATTGAATGTCCAAATTGCTTTTTGTGGGTCATTTGTCATTGTATGGTCTTTTAAATTGAATGATGTATTCAATAAAATGGGTGTTCCTGTCAATTTTTCAAACTCTTTAAGTAACTCATAGTAAAGTGGGTTATCTTCTTTTTTTAAGGTTTGTATTCTGGCTGAGTTGTCAACGTGTGTTACTGATGGTATATTTACACCATCTTTAACTTGTACTACTTGATTCATATATGGAACATCTTCTTCCGATGCAAAGTATTTTTGATAATCTTCAATTGTAACTGATGGAGCAAATGGTCTAAACATTTCTCTCTTTTTGACAACCTTATTAATCCTATCTCTTACATCTGGCAAATGTGGATTAGCTAATATAGAACGATTACCCAATGCTCTTGCACCAAATTCAGTTCTACCTTGAAACCACCCAACGATATTACCTTCGGTGATTAACCTTGCAACTTCTTTACACAATACTTGCGGTGTTTCATACATTACAATTGCATTACCTCTAATTCTTTTTTGTAATATAATTTTAAGTAATTCAGGGTTAGTCCATTCCTCACCTAAATATGGAGATTGATTATCGCCACCCTTTACTTTGGGATTACCAAATGTTTGATGATAATGATATAAACATGCACCAATAGCAGAACCACTATCGGATGGTGCAAATGGTATCCATACATTTTTAATTGATGTGTATTTTTTTATCTTACCATTAGCAGTTCCATTATATGCACATCCACCTCCTAATACTAAATTATCACATTCCCAAATATTAATAACTCTATTTATAATAAAATACAACATAGATTCATACCATCGTTGTAATGATGCTGCTAAATCTTTATGATGTTGTTCTATTGGTTCATCTTTGAAACGTGGAGGAAAGCCAATCAAATCAATAAGTTTTTGATTAAACATATCCGTTTCCGATGTTTTATATGTAAAGTATTTCTGATTTATCTTTATAATATCAATATCATCTCCTATGTGTGCAATTTTGTCAAATATACTATGATATGTTTGACTTTCACCATAAGGTGCTAATCCCATAACTTTATACTCTCCTTCATTTGGTTTGAATCCTAAATATGCAGTAAATGCTGAATAAACTAATCCTAATGAGTGTGGGAAATGTAATGTTTGAATTTTATGAAATCCATTTTCATCACACATTGCAGCGTATATTGTATGAGATTCGCCTACACCATCTACTGATAAACCAATTGCTTTATCAAATGGTGATGTGTAATATGATAGTGCTAAATGGGAGTGGTGGTGTAATGTATATAAAATTTCACCGGTATACCCAATTGATTCCAATATTCCTTCTAAGTTACCTTCGGTTTCGTTCCATCTTTTAATAAAACGTCTCCACTTGGGAAAAAATGATTTTAATGGCCAGTATTTAGTTCCAATAGTATTTTTAACTCTTTCAAATTTATCTTTTGGGTTCTCATACCAACAAACCATATCAACTTCATCAATTGTTATGTTTGCGTATTCTAAACACCATTGGATTGCTTTAAACGGAAAAGAACTATCATGCTTTTCGCCGGATAGTTTTTCTTCTTCAATTGCACATATTACTTTACCATCTATAACTAATGCTGCTGCTGAATCGTGATAGAAAGCTGATAGTCCTAATTGTATCATATTTAAATTTTTATATCACCATCTCTATCGTATTCATTATATAAATCCATTTGTCTTTCTTTCATTTTATTGACAACTTTTGTTATATAATGTGTAGGATGGCCTGTCATTTCTCTAATAAGTAGATATAATGATTTTTTATTAAATGATTCAATATACTCTGCTCTACGGAATAGTTCTAATACCGCATCTGCTATTTGCATATCTCTTCTTTTTGGAAAATAGTTTTCTAAATGTTTATCCCAATATTGTAACATTCTTACATTGAATGTTCTATGTTCATCATTTCTAACTTCTTCTCTAAAATTATTTTCAGTATCAAATGATGCGGGTAATGCTGATAAGATATCAGTTTCTTTATATCTTTTGTAATTTGCGTTATTATTTAAAAT